GCACATGAGGCGTATTGAATAGCAGTATCTATTGGTGCTGTGGAATTCAATCCGGGCGCGGAACTAACCTGCGCCGATTTCTACTCAACAATACCTCCAGCTTTAACTGGTTGTTCTGTAGAAAGAAATCTCTGTGTAACCTGTGAATGTGGAGTGTTTTTCTTATAACATTTAAGTTTCCAATTCAAGACCGGTTTTTACATCTTTTCCTTGATGGTAGTTTGCTTCAAACGGAAGGTTCTAGGTGTCAGAGAAACGATAAAATCGTATAAGACAACAAATATGACGACTTGTTGAATACCTTGGTTTACACTCGTAAGGTTCGAGATGAGAGCTTTTAACTTAATCTTTTACTTATATGGCTAAAACTCACGAACAGCGACGTATATTTCATATCAAGAGGTAGTGTTATAAAACGCATTTTATGATAACCTTTTAATCTCACTTATAGTTTGAGATAATGAACTTAAATAGCAACAAATCGCAAAGAGCCAGTACCAGTTTCAGTACTAGCACCAAACGTTGCAGAAGCGTTCATGATAAACACATCGGTACCATTTGAACGTACAAATGTTGTTCCACATTGTGAAATAGTCTGCAATGCTGGCCCAACAAAAGCTTGGGTCGAATTTGCAATTGGTGTGCCATTCTTCAGCAAAACAAGTTGCGCAACAGTACAATTGTTGCCACCTGCATTCGCAAAAGCACAATCAAAATCCACTAGATAATTACCTGGTGGCAGGACAATCGAACCAGCTGTATTTACGGCTAGGAGTCCATTGGTGGTAGCAGAAGCTAACAACATCGTTTTTGCAACGGTTGAGGTAAGAGCTTCACCAGCACTAGATTCGAAAAGTGCAACGGAATTGTTTGCTGGAATTGCTGTCGTTGAATCAAGGACAGGAACGGAGAAGGTACAAGAGTAACGTACACGGAGTTCTCCGATTTCATTGTTTGCAGGAATTCCTTGAGTAGCTATATGAACATTAGCAACATCATAGGTCTTGATGTCAGCACTACCTGGTAATCCGCCAGGACGCACATACTTTGCAAGAGAATTCCAATGCATCTGGTTCTTTGGAAGCTTGAGAACTAAATTCTCACAAGGCATTCCATCAGCATGTGGGACACTATCTTCCATCTGTTGTTTTGTAGATGGAGGGGCATCTGACGCATCAAAATCAGCAGAGAAAATAACTTTTCCTGCTTGACCTGCTGCATTGAACTCAGATACTTCACGCTTGTAATAAAACTCAAGCATGTTGAATGTATACTTCTCCCACTGTGGTGCCATTAATGACAACCACGGGAAAGTGCTCGACTGTCCAGGATTAACTGGATAGGAGACAACATTGAAATTTGGCTGGTTGGCTACTGTGACAGCTCCAATGAATTCTTCATTCTGGACTGTTATGGTACGAGCACGCCCACTCTTAAAAGAGGTTGCTCCAATACCACCAGCTGTACGAATTGACATCATACCGGCCATACCACCACCCCTACGTTGACGGGGTCTTCGACTTTGCTGTTGTCGGACGACCTTCTTTGGTCGAATTTGATTTGAAACGGCTTTCTTCTTCCCTTTTCGGGCCTGACCACGTCCATTTCTACGGGATCTCTTTTGTTGTTGTGGAGTTACTTGACTCATGAGTCGGCAAAGGCTAACTTATCAGGCGTTTCTGATCTTTCTACGCTTCCTGATAATATACTTTGCGGTTGCATCACCATTCGTCTTCCAGTAAATAATGTGTAATATTCATCATCGGTTTTTATTCCGGCTTTGGCCATTATCCAACGAGCATCATCTTTTAAAACATGATCATACTCTGCTAATAACCAATCTATTATTGCATTACAAAATTTTCTGAAAGGTATATCTGTCCAACCAATTTGTAACAGATTTGTAACTCTTTGCAAGGTCGTCTCAGGCGTTATATGCTTCTGAGGAGCAAAGAGAAGTGATTGCATAAGCTTGTTTCGATCATATAGAGGAACCGCTATATCCCCTAAAAACACAGTATGCGCTGATAGAAAGTCTAGCTCGTCTGCGGGACGAGACACTAAACTATCAGTCGTGGTTATAATACCAACTGGTTTCCAAGATTCAATTACTGAAACAGCATTATAAAAGACATGAGCTTCATCAGACACTGTCCATGTATTATCATCACCTAAGAGTGCTTTCGCAGTATTATCTTCAAAGGCGGAATAGTTGTTATATTCTTCTGGTGCATTTACAATCCAGGCATAAGCTAACAACCAATACAGGATTAAAGTATTGTCTGAGACAGTATCTACAGATCCAGACGGGTTTCCTAATTTCTTCAAAATCAAGAGACCTTCTGGAGTTAACAATAGAGTGTTAACAAGATTTCTGTAGTAAGTTTGAATTCGTGCAAGATTTGCAGGTGTCCGATCGTCATCACGGAGACACTGATATCTAAATTTTGCACAACCCCACATTAAAAACGCGCGAAGCGAGGAGTCATATTGAGATTCATCAAGTGCATAACCATTATTAAAAATGGACAACTTGTGATATAATTTATCCCAATTTCCTTTTAAGGGTGACATACCAACTGTGGAAGCTGATTGGAGATGTGAAGCATAAAGCTTTTCATTCATATCTACAAACAATCGATTTCCATGAATTGTGGCATCTGTTGCCCCTGCAGCAAAAGTTCTGATAGAATTTTCAGCTATCTTTTCTGCAGTACGCAATTCCTCCTTCAAACTAGAAGAGAAGATTGTGGTCCAGTTTTGATCAACTGCCAATAATTCCCAATCTTCTTCCAACCATTCACAAATGTTTGGATCGTTTTCAAACAACTCACGTTTAGTGACATAAAGTTCATTAAACGGACATCCGCTTGATGTTGACATATCAAGACGCTGAATAGCTTCAGAAAGTGACACAACCCTTGCATTTTTCATATAGGGATAAAATTGACGTGTCATCCACAACCAGGCTAAATTTAACTTGCCTACCATCTCTGGGTCCATTAAAGGAGTTGACTTTCCGTACTTTGACAATGATTTATAAGCAGCATCTTGGTTTGGAACTGGTAAATTCCAGCTTGGTTCAATCTCAATGTTTTCTTGGTCAAGAAAAATTTTGACCTGCGGGTCTACGCCACGCTTGTTTTTATACATTGGAAATCTATTACATGAACCAACGAATTCAAAGAAATCGTCCTTAATATACTTTTGATGGTCTTCTGATAAAG